GCCCTGGAGTATCTGGAGGCAAAAGGTGATCCGACGAAGGAGCAGGTAGTGGTAAACACCCGCTTTGCGGAGAGCTACCAGCAGAGAGGTGCCTTCGAGGACGAGAGGATTTTCCTGCAAAGACGGGAGAGTTATGGCGCAGATTTACCCGACGGTGTGCTTTTACTGACAGCTTCTGTGGATACGCAGGACAACCGTCTGGAGTATGAGGTCTGCGGCTGGGGCATGGATGAGGAGTGCTGGGGAATTACCCGAGGGGTAATCTTAGGGCGACCGGATAACGCAAAAACCTTTGCGGCGCTGGACGCTATCCTCGACAGGGAATACAGCTTTGCGGATGGTACCGCCTTGAAAGTGGCCCGTACCTTTATCGACTCGGGCGGTCATTACACAGGGCAGATATACAAATATTGTGAGCGCAATATCAACAAGCAGCGCTTTGCAATTAAAGGCCAGGGCGGCGCAGGCCTGCCGCTGAATTACAAGATAGCGAGAGCTACGGGCTCGCCTATTCCGCTGGTTATTCTCGGGGTAGATGATGGTAAGCAGCAGGTGATGAACCGGCTTAGTATTAACGAGATGGGCCCGCAGTTTTTTCACTTTCCGCTGGATGAACAGCGGGGGTATGACCAGCTATATTTTAAGGGCATTATCTCCGAGCAGAAAAAGACCGTCAAAAAGGGCGGACAGATTCGGGAGATATGGGAGCCAGCAAAGGTAAATGGTGAGACGGTGCGCAACGAGCCGCTGGATTTAAGGGTGTATAACCTGGCGGCCATGCAGAGCCTCAAGCCTGACTGGCCAAAGTTATTTGATGCAGTGCATGGTACAACGACGGCACCGCCGCCTGTAGCCGTGCAAAAACCGCGTAGACGCAGAAGCTCGTCAAGCTTCGGAGGGGGTGATGTTTGGTAATGGCAGATGCAAAGCAGTATTTGCTTAACAGGCGGCTGAAGCTGTATGTGGAGGCTGAGGAGAAAATCCTGCAGGGCCAGAGCTACACCATCTCCAACAGAACGCTGACTAGAGCTGACTTGTCTGAGGTGCGGAAGGTAATTGATGACCTGCTGGCGCAGGGAGCAACTCTTGATGACATGGAAAATTTGACGAGGCGCAGCAAGCGTATCGTCTTTATAGACTGAGGTGACACATGAGTAAGAAATTCAGAACCAGGGCACCAGCTGTAAAGAATAGTGGGTACGCTGACGGCGGGGCTGGTTTTTCAAAGCCGGCGCTGAAGGCATACCACCCGCGGAAGCTGAGTGCCAAGGCAGATATAGGAGCTAACCTGAAGGTGTTGCGGGACAGGGCAAGCGATTTGAGTATCAATACCCCTGTAGGCTGCGCCATCATTAACACCTCCACCCAGTATGTGGTGGGTGCAGGGCTGAAGGTTTTCCCGAAGGTCCGCGCAGAGCTGTTAGGTATGACGGATGACGAGGCTGATACCTGGAACAAACACGTGGCGGCCGAATTTGATATGTGGGCCAGCTCTACGCTGGCCGATATCCGTGGGCGGAATAATTTCTACGATTTACAGGAAATTCTCTACAAAGCCTACCTGACAGATGGCGACAGTTTTGCGGTATTCCGCAGAGCTTATGACCAAAATATGCCGTACACCTTGCGGCTGCAGGTGCTGGAGGGAAACCGTATCAGTAACCCGCTGACCAGTGAGTATTTTGGCACGCAGGTAGAAATCCGCAATCCCGATAACGGTAACCGCATTGTCAACGGTGTGGAGATAGATGAGGACGGGGCAGTGGTGGCCTACTGGATAGCCAATAAGGTACCGCTTGACCCGACAGACACAGATATTTCTATTAAATGGGCGAGGGTAAAGGCCAGAGGCGAGCTTTTGGGCAAGCCGAACGTGCTGCAGATTTGCCATGATGAGCGGCCGGAGCAGTATCGCGGTGTACCGTATCTAGCGCCTGTCATCGAGACGCTGAAGCAGGTTTCTCGCTACACCAGCGCGGAACTGACCAGCGCCATTATGAAATCCTTCTTTTCTATATTCTTTGTCAGTACAGATACCCAGTATGGTATCAATGACATTCTGCCGAGCGGAGAGCAGCCTGACCCCATGGAGCCCGTGGTGGACCCGTCCGAGTACAAGCTGGGGCCGGGAACGGCCAACGCGCTGCCGAAGGGCGTGGATGTCAAGAGTATCGACCAAAGCAACGCGCAGTCTACCTTTGAGCCCTTTACCAAGGAGCTGATAAAGCAGATTGCAGCGGCCATGGGACAGCCCTACGAGGTTATCATGAAATGCTTTGGCTCCAGCTATTCTGCCAGCCGTGCGGCTCTGCTGCAGGCATGGGACCAGTACAAGCTGCGCCGTGCCTGGTTCAGTCGTGACCTGTGCCAGCCGGTATATGAGATGTGGCTGGCTGAGGCCGTGGCCATTGGCCGAGTGGAAGCACCACGCTTTTTTGAGGACCCAGCCGCCCGCTATGCTTACTGCAATGCGGAATGGTACGGTCCGAGCATGAGCATCCTTGACCCCGTAAAGGACACCAACGGAGCAATCCTGCGCATCCAGGCAGGCCTGAGCACGCCAGAGCGTGAGGCCGCAGAGATGACGGGCTCCAGCTTCGAGGAAAATGTAAAGGTCAGCAAGCGCAATTTAGCGCAGTTGATAGAGGCAGGCCTTATGCCTGCTGTTGTAAATGGGAAGGAAGGAGGTGAACCGAATGAAGAATAAGTTTTGGAATATCGTAGAGGGAGAAACTGAGGCACCGGCAAGTCTGATGCTGTACGGTGAGCTGGCCAACGAGACCTGGTATGGCGATGAGGTTACACCGAGGGCCTTCCACGATGACCTGCAGTCTTTAGGCGGTAAAGATATAGAGGTTCATATCAATTCACCTGGTGGCGATGTTTTCGCAGGCCAGGCTATCTACACCCAGCTGAAGAATTATGCAGGACAGGTGAAGGTGGTAGTGGATGGCATGTGCGCCAGTGCGGCCACGATTGTGGCCATGGCGGGCGATGAGATTATAATGCCCAGCAACGCTATCTTTATGATTCATAACCCGATGGTGGGCTATTGCGGCTATCTTAACGAGCAGGAGCTCAGCAAGATGCAGGACAGCCTCAAAGCCATTAAGCAGACTATTGTGAATGTGTACATGAAGCGGTGCAAGAATGTCACCGAGGTACAGGTGAAGCACATGATGGACGCAGAGACCTGGCTGACTGCTGACGAAGCGGTAGAGTACGGCTTTGCTGATATGGTAGCTGACACCATGGACACAAACAATGCTGTGTTTGTGAACTGCGTAAATTATGCGCAGAGCAAATATAAGAACGACGCTACTCTTGTTGAGGGCAGAAAGGAGAGCGAGAGCATGACTATTGACGACATCAAAGCTCTTTTGCAGGGCAAACAGTCCGCAGAGGAAGCCATGCAGGAAGCAGTCAAGGCTGAGCGTGAGCGTATTAACGCCCTTAACGCTATGCGTGACGGCTCCGAGGTCGTAGACAAAATGGTGGAACACGCCATTGAGTCCGACAACAAGCCTGAAGACATCCAGGCATTTATCGACATTGTCAAAGCGCAGCCGAAGCCTGAGCCGCAGGATAAGGGCATTGAGGAAATCAAGGCCGTTATCGAGGACCAGAAAAACAGCGGCGCGGTAGAAGTTGCTCCTGCACCTGTCGCTCCTCAGCAGACCGCAGAGGACAGCGCAAAGCAGGACATGGACGCTGTGATTGCAGCGATGCAGAAACTTGTAAAATAACAAAGGAGTGAATTATCAATGGCTAGCATTAAAGTCGAAAGCCCGTCCGTAGTATATGACGAGCTGATTGGTGGCACTGCAGTTGCTACCGTTACTAAAAATCTTACTATTTCCGCCGGCACCGCTCTGAAGCGCGGCGATATTCTTGACGCCTCCGGCGCTCTGGTAGCAAACGGCGCTACTGCTATTTATGTGGTAGATGTACCGTGCAAGTCTACCGATACCGTGGTTACTGTTTACACCGCAGGTATTTTCAACCGCGACAAGCTTGCTGTAGCTTCCGATACCACTGTAGATGCTCATGAAGCAGAGCTTCGTGCTGTGGGCATCTATCTTACTGCTCTTCATAAATAAGTAAAGGAGTGACAATATAATGCCTATCAATATTAATGATACTCTTAGCATGATGCAGGCCATGGAGCGTGTGAAAGCTCCTGCCTCTTTCCTGGTAGATACTTTCTTCCCGCAGCTCCCGCCGGTTGCAATCTCCAAGACCATTGGCGTTGAATACCGCAAGGGTTCCCGCACTCTCGCACCGTACATCACTGACGGCGCTGGTGTGAACGTGGCCCGTAGTGCCGCATCCATTCAGTACTTTGAACCGCCTATGATGGCACCGTCCCGTAATGTTGACATTCAGGACGTAGAAGGCCGTGCCTTTGGCGAGCCGCTCCTGGGGGCTATGACTCCGGCTGAGCGTGCTACCCAGCTGCAGGCTAAGGATTTTGTAGACCTGCAGGCTATGATTCAGAACCGCAAGAACCAGATGGCAGCAGAGCTTTTGACTACCGGCCAGATTACCGTTACCGGTTATGGCGATGACGGCAAGGTTGCCAAGACTGAGGTGCTCTCCTACAGCGGCTGGACTCAGAATAAGCTGAACGCTGACTGGGGCACCGCAGGCACCGATATTTTTGCGGATATCCAGGCTGCCTCCGAGGCTATTCAGGAGAATGCGGGTATTGTTCCGACCGTTATGATTTGCGGCAAGAACATTATGAACTACCTCCTAAATAACACCACCATCAGCAAGTATCTTGCTATTCCGAACCGTGACAATCTCACCATGTTCAGCCTCCAGCCGCGCATCACTGCACCGCAGGCAGGCTACATCGGCCGTATTAATGCGCTCAATCTTGAGATGTATTCCTACACTGAGACCTACACCAATTCTGCTGGCGTGGCTACTCCATTCCTGGGCGCTGATGATGTCATCATCGGTATTCCTGGCAAGGGTAAGCAGCTTCACGGCGCAGTTACTCTCGTTGATGGCAATGGCTCCATGCAGACCTACGCTTCCGCCATGGTTCCGAAGTACATTGCAAACGAGAACAGCAACACCCTCAAGCTCACCATGTTCTCCCGCTGCATTCTTGCACCTGAGACTGTTGACGACTGGTATCATATCGACGCCGGCGTTTAATGGAGGGCTGACTGATGGTATTACTGACTATTCACAGATTTACTCTGCGGCATAAAGGTAAGGACTATCAGCCGGGCGACACGGTGGAGATGGAGGAGGACAAGGCAAAGGAGTTGGCTGAGAAGTACGGCTCCGCTTTTTCCTACGAGGCCATCGAGGCTGAAATTGAAGTAGAAGCTGAGACCGAGGTTGAAGCAGAAGAGGTACAGGAGGCTGTGGAGCTTCCTGTACCTGATGTCGCCGAGGTGGTAGTCAAGCCCAGGAAGCGAACCAGCAGAAAGAAGTGATAGCATGGCCTTTAAGGACGATATCCTGACAGACCTGGACACTGTTTTCTTCAATATGGATGAGTTTGCAGACGAGCATGTGGTGAACGGCGAGACGCTGTGCTGTGTGGTGGAAGGCCTGACGACTAACCAGGCAATTACCAGGCAGGCTAAGCATGCCGTAGCCTTTGAAGGCATAGCAAACAAGACCATTGTGCTGCATGTCAGGTCAGCTGACCTGCTGGAGCCCGTATCTGCTGAGAATATCATGGAGCTCGACGGTGTAGTATACCGTGTGGCTGATTGCACTGAAGACAAAGGACTTACCTCTATTATTTTGGAGGTTGATACCTTGTGAATGTGACAATTGAGGGAAAGGGTATTGAGGAAGCCCGTCAGCTACTGGCGAATATCCCTAATGGATTGCCGAAGGCGCTGGGGCGCTCAATTAACCGTGGCCTGACAGCTATGCGTACCGCTATCAGTAAGGAAACCCGTGCTAAGTATGTAGTGAAGGCGGCGGACATCAAAGCCTCACTGAGCATACAAAAGGCCTCACAAAGTCGTTTGTCCGGTAAGATTGTTTCTACAGGCCGCCCGCTGGATTTGACAAAGTTCCGCTACCGCATCAAAAAGCGGGGCGGGATTTATGCCCAGGTAAAAAAGGGCGGAGGAGGTACGCTGCCTCACTCGTTCTTTGTAACTACGGGGAGAGCTGGTCTGTATCATCGTGTACGTACAGCTCGGCTGCCGATTAAACGCGAGTTTGGCCCGTCCATTCCGCAGATGATTGGCAATGAGGCTGTAGTAGGCAAGATACAGGATAGAGGCCGTGAGGTGTACGAGCGTGAGCTGGAGCATCAGATTAATTATCTGCTAGGAGGCGGAAGATGACACCAATCAATTGTGCCAGGAATCTGGCAGAGTTTTTGACGGAGCAATTTCAGGGCTACACAGCGCCTGACGAAAAAATTGCTGCTAATGGCATCACCATCCGCGACGGCTTTTTGCCCAAGCAGACAACGGTTGATGCTAAGAAAAGGCAGAGTCCGTATATTGTTATTCGTCCGGTACGGATAGATGATGACGACAAGGAAGGATCAACGGCGGACCTGCAGATTTTGGTTACTACTTATAACGATAATAAAGAGGACGGTCACTTGGCCTTGTATCATATTCTGGAATTTATCCGCCAAAGTCTTCTGACGCACAGGCTGATAAAGAAAAGGAATATGCTACAGATGCCGGTGAAGACCATGATACCTGAGGAGCAGCCATTCCCACAGTGGTGGGGCTATATGGAGGTTACCTACAGTATCGGCCAGCCTGGCTTGAATGGCTTTGCTGAGGCAGGGCCTGCGGTCAACCGCCCGAGTATTAGCATAAGCTATAAGGAAGTGAAAGCGTAATTGGCAAGACAAAAGAGCAAGCGTACGTCAGCTGATGTACGCTATATCTATTTAGGACCTACTGTGCTGGCGGCAGGGCTGGTGCAGAACCGCGTTTATATTGGCGCGCAGGATGAGGTCTTTAAGCTGGCAGAGGAGCGCTTCCCGCTGGTACGCCAGCTGGTGGTTCCTGTAGGTAAGCTGGACGCGACTAAGGCGGCCATGCACACCAAGGGAACACCGCAATATTTGGCCCTGCAACAGATTGGAGGTAAAAAGTAAATGGCTTACAAGCATGGAATTTATGGCAGCGAAGTGCCGACCTCTCTCGTCCCGATGACGGAGATTAATGCTGGTCTGCCTGTAGTTTTCGGTACTGCGCCGGTACATCTGGCAACGGACCGCGCAGCTACTAACGTGCCTGTACTTTGCTATAAGTACAGTGAGGCGGTAGAAGCTCTGGGCTACAGTGACGACTGGGAGAAGTACACGCTGTGCGAGTTTATGAAATCTCAGTTCAGCCTCTTTAATATGGCTCCGGTGGTTTTTGTCAACGTGCTGGACCCTGCCAAGCATAAGGAAGCTGTGGCTGATGATTCTGTAGTACTGACTGACAAGAAGGGCATCATTGATGCTGAGGTATTGCTGGACACTCTCGTGGTTAAAGTATCCTCCGCAGGCTCCGCTCTGACTGAGGGAACAGACTACACGGCTGCCTATAACGACGAGGATAAAGTGGTTATCACTGCATTGGACGGCGGCGCATTGGACAGCGCTTCCACCTGCACAGTTTCCTACGATAAGGTGGACGCCTCTAAGGTGACCGCCAGCGACATTGTGGGCGGTGTGAGCGCAGCAGGCAAGAATGAAGGCCTTGAGGTGCTGGCTGAGGTTTATCCGCGGTTCCGTCTTATTCCTGGCATTATTCTTGCCCCTGGCTTCTCCCATGACACTGAGGTGGCTGCGGTGATGAAGAGCAAGGCTGATACCATCAATGGCCGCTTTAAGGCTATTGCTCTGGCAGATATCCCGACGGCCACCGTCACCAAGTACACCGACGTGCCTGCATGGAAAACCACGAATAACTTTGTTGACCCGCAGCTGGTGGCATGCTGGCCGAAGGTTGCACTGGGCGGTAAGGAGTATCATCTGTCCACGCAGCTGGCAGGTGTGCTTTGCCAGACTGACGCAGCGCACAATGATGTTCCGTATTGGTCTCCGTCCAACAATGGACTGCAGTGTGATGCGGCTCAGGTAGATGCGGATAATGATGTTTTCCTTGATGTAGAGACTGCAGCTTATCTGAACAGTCAGGGCATTGTCACTGCCATCAATGAGAATGGCTGGGTAGCTTGGGGCAACCGCACCAGCGCATATCCGGCAACCACAGATGTGAAGGATACCTTCATCGCTATCCGTCGCATGTTCTGCTGGGTTAACAACACTCTTATCACCACCTTCTGGTCTAAGATTGATAATCCTATCAACAAGCGCCTGATTGCTACTATCGTGGACAGTGCCAATATCTGGTTGAACGGCCTCACTGCTAAGGGTTATCTCCTTGGCGGCCGCGTGGAGTTCCGTGAGGATGAGAACACCACTACCGACCTGATGGACGGCAAGATTAATTTCCACGTGTACATTACGCCGCCTTCTCCGGCACGAGATATTGAGTTCGTGCAGGAGTACGACACGAATTATATCAGCACGCTGTTTGAATGAGAGGTGAGAGAGAATGTCTTATAACGCAGTAAGAGCAAGACTGACTGACTACGCAGTTTTCAAGGACGGCGAGCAGAAGCTGGGCATGGCCGATGTGACTCTGCCTGATATTGAATATCTGGCTGACACTATCAAAGGTCCGGGTATCGGCGGTGAGGTGAATATGCCCACCATGAGCATGGTAGGCGCTTTGCCTATCACCATCAACTGGCGCATCATCTCCGACGACCTGACTGAGCTGGCAGCACCAAAGGCCCATGACCTGGAGTTCCGCGGTGCCCAGCAGCAGTATGACAGCGCTAC